CTTTGATATCCCAAAAAAATAAATTCTTCAGGGAATAATCTGGAGAAGAAATAAAATTATTTAAAACACCGGTTTTTTTAAGGCGGCGATAAAAACAGTAAAATTTGTGATTTGAGTTTTGTTTTGGATCACGTGTAAAAGCGTGTTGTCGGTGCGTGATAAGACCACAGCCGGAATGATTTATTACAATGAATTATCTAGTATTTAGGTTTATTGACCAGATATTACTGAGTGAAGTCACTGTTGACGATGGAGATTAAACATTGATGCAATTTGTGGAAGTAACGTTCCCTTTCTGTAGATGATATTGTTTAATTGGGCCATTTGAAATATACTCTCGAGGAGTAAAGAAAGTCCCTACTGAAAAATTAAGTTTTGTATAAATTGTAAACCGGTAGTACCATGTTTCTTTATTGGTCAATAAGGTGGAATTATGTATGAACCGAACCGACAGGTTAAAGTCGCAACCTGTTTAAAATATGCGACACCCAAAATTATTTTACTAACTATGATGAACAACGAAATTTCTCACGCGCAGTTACTAAAATTATCAAAAGATATGAGGCATTATGCAAGTCATCCCCCAACTGAGGGATACATTGATCCTTATATCATTCATGAAACTATGAGTTTAACCACATTTTTACTCCAGTATGACATAAAATTATTATTGGAGAATCCGACAGAAACCAGACACTATGTTATCGGTAGTGATACCATATATAGAGTCGATTCTGAATTTATTTTCGGGTCCTTAATCCCCGGAAACACACTAACAAAACATACTAAGAGGGAGGAATTGGATCGCGCTGCGATATTAGATACAAATTCCGTTTCTGGTGTGAGAATGGTTTTGCTCATATTGAATTACACAAAATATGAACATTATACTAGTCTTAGAGTCTCCAGGTACTTTGGTGCTGTAAAGAAGGTCCATGCTGGATCTGATTATAGCTTTACAAGGTATAGGGATTTTGAGACTACAACGAGTCAACAAACTCAAGTCTTTAAGAAAGAAGTTGACGAGAGAATTGACTTTTTCAAGTTTTATAAAGAAATATTTTCGATTAATTTTTCTAAAGTTATTAGAACCACTCAGATGGATAAGAGTTCTAGTAGCGGTAGTAAATTTCAAATGTTTGACGTTAATGTTGAAAAAGTCGCCCTCGAACCAGATATCGGAGAACTATTGAATAATGATGGTATAAAATCATTTATTGAAGGTGTTTTCAAGAATATGGGTATTGAGATATCCTCCACGTTATGGGCAAAAATTAAAAAGTATGTAGTCCCTTATGTGGCTATCTTTGGATTGGCCGCCACTATTGCATTACTTCGCAATCCTAGTAAAGAAAACCAATGGTATTACGATATCGCTTCGTTACTACTATGTGCTGTATTTGGTTATAAAGTAACGACTGATTGTATAGCACTAGGTGTGTCATATGCTGCTGGATCTCAAGCACAAATGGG